GTTTTGTTAAGTATAGAAAAAATTAATCACAAAAGAAAGAGGTAATATTATGCCAATGGGTAAAGGTACTTACGGAAGTAAGAGAGGTAGACCATCTAAAAAAGCGAAGATGTCAATGACACCTGCGCAAAAGAAAAAAATGATGGCTATGAAGAAAAAGAAAAAAGGTATGTATTAGTGGCTAGGAAAGAAAATCCTATTGCACGTACTACTGGTAAAGGAGGAAATTATCGGAAAACGAAGTCTGGTGCAGGTATGACCAAGAAAGGTGTGGCTGCATACAGACGTGCAAATCCGGGCAGTAAACTAAAAACTGCTGTTACTGGTAAGGTAAAGCCGGGAAGTAAAGCAGCAAAGCGTAGAAAGTCTTACTGTGCGAGATCTGCAGGACAATTAAGAAATAGTAGTGCTAAGACAAGAAACGATCCTAATAGTCGTATACGTCAAGCACGTAGAAGATGGAAATGTTAAATGCATTTATATAGTACAAAAGTAAGCGGAAAGCATTGTGGGTTTAAACCTAAAGTCAGAAAAGATCCAAAAATGACTTATTTTAGTGATGCTGGTTCAAAAAAGAAAGTTAAGAAAAATGCCTAAAAGAGGTTTATACGCAAATATACACGCTAAAAGAAAACGCATTAAAGCAGGTAGTGGAGAGCGTATGCGTAAAGCAGGTGAAAAAGGCGCTCCAACTGCGAAACAATTTAAAAAAGCAGCTAAAACTGCTAGGAAGAAGAAAAAATGAATTGCAATTGTTTAAATAAATTAATCAGTAAGATTAAAAACATTTGGAATAAATTTGTTAATTGGTTAGTAAAATAAAAAATTTATTAAGGAGGAGAAGTTAGGTGTTAAGTGGCAGACAAAAAAGGCAGACCTGTAACGATCAAAGGTGTGATCTATGAAGATGATATATCGACTGGAAAGAATGATATTGAATCTTCAGATATATATAGCAACGAAGAAAGTAAACGAGTTGCCTTTGATAGCGTTGCTAAAGATACAGTCGGTTCTGAAGTAACTTCTCAAGCTACACAGTCTGGTATACAAGCTGTTGTAGCACATGTACAAACACAAGCACAAAACATTGGTATGTCTGGTCTTATTGCTATAGGAGGCGGTGGCGCATTTCAAGTAGAACATATGATAGATCATGGTGGTCAAGCAGTAGAAAAAGCTACACCTATGGTAATAGAGTTAGTAGAAACAGGAACTATACAGGATACAATACCTGTGGGTCATAGTAAACATGGACAAGAAATACCAAAAGTAGATAGTTTTTTTGGTGTTAAAGTAGGTGAAGCTAGGGCTAGAGCTATAGAAGAAAAAAATAAACCAGAAGAATTAAAAGAAGCACAAGAAGTAATGACAAGATCAGCAAGATCACCGGGAGTAAATGACTTCGGTGAAAAAGAAGCGAGTATGCAATGATACACTTTAAAATTATATGGGAACATATACAGCCACATTTAATGGCTATTAGTATTGCTTTAATAGCTTTTTTAGCAACATTAACTATCTTTATTCCTAAAGATACAAAGCTATATAAATTTTTAACATTTTTAACCAAGAAGAAATGAACGTGCATTTATATCATTTAAAAACTATAATAACTTTATTAGGTTTACTGGTTGTATTAATTTTAGGAAGCTGTATTGCTCAAGCTGATTTAGTTTATAATTTAAGAGCAGAGTTAGAAGATAAATACATTTATATAGAAAATGAAAAACACTATTATGATATTTTTTATATATCTACACCTAGTTATGCTACAGTTACCTTTGATAATTATGCAGCAAATCTAGGATCAAGTAATGAAGATTATGATTATAATGATCCTTATCTATACTTATTAACAAGTTTTCAACAATCTGTTGATAACTTTATATATGAAGATGATGATGGTAATGAAGATGTAGAAGAAGGATTATTCTTTTATTTATCTGATATTACATTTACAAATAATTTAATTGCATTAGTTACATCATATGATCCAGAAGTTAAAGGAACAGCAGATTTTACTATTACTAGTAATAATCAACTTTATATTATTCCAGAGCCATTAGCTATTAGTTTAATAGCAACAAGTGGTTTAACTTTATTAATAATAAAAAGAAAATTTCTCTAGACAATCTATTATTAATAGAATACATTATACTTAATCTTAACAAAGGAGGTATAAATGGTTACATGTGTAATGGTAATCGAAGAAAATTCAGATAACGGCAATATGAAAATTGGCGTTAATTTTACTAGCAAAGAACCAACAGAAGCTGAAAAATATTTTGCAGCAAATGTAAATGCAATCATTGAAGCTTACAGTAAAGAAGCTGGAAAATTATCTGATGGTGGCGAAGTAGTTGAAGAAAAAACTATTGTAGCTGAAAGTCCAATTACTACTGCTCAAAAAGTTATTAAACATATGAGTACTAGTGGTAAAAATTGGGAACAATTAGAACCTTATCTAATTGCTCAAATTGAAAAATGTTCGTTTCGTGCTTTATCAGAAAAAGAATGGAAATCTTATGATAAAGTATTAGATCCTAAAATTATTAAACAGTTAACTGGCGAGGAGTAAAAATATGTCAGAAATAGTACGACCCGAAACAAAAGAATTAGTAGTTCCATTAGGAGAAGGAATTACTGCAAGAGGAGCATCTGTTACTGTAGCAAAAGATGTAAAATATGAAGCTGTAGAAAAAGCATTGCAAAGTGTTGCAACGCTAGAAAAAATGAGTCAATGGTGGATGGGAGATATTGCACTACAAGCACAAGATATATTAGGTGAAGAATATTCACAAATAGAAGCAGTTGTAGAAACAACTGTTGGTGTTAAGTTCAAAACATTCCAACATTATAAATATATGGCTAAAAAGTTTCCACCTAATCAAAGGTATAACTTGCCATTTGCATATCACGAAACTGTTGTTAGATTAGATAATAGTCAACGTAAAGAAATGTTAAAACTTGCAGATAGTAATGATTTAACTATTGGTGAG